GCGCGCTCGAAACCGGGGACCGCATGAACTTGCGCCATACTCTTCTTCCCAGAGCATTCCAGGTACCCCTGATAATGCATAACGTTATTCTCGTGACCGATCTCAAGCTGCCAGACGCAGAACGCGAACCACTCGGGAAACTCCTCGCTGAGCAGCGAGGTCACTTCGCCGTCGGCGAAGTTGATAGTAAAGCAGTAGTTCCGGGCTTGCTTGCTCATCTACGAACCGGCTCGCGCTCCGAGTCGTGCAACTCCTCTCGCTCTCGCCTTTATCGCGGCAAGCCCTCACTACTGCAGAGAAACACGAAAAAACCAGAGGTTTTAACCAGAAGTGACCGGTAATATAGGCGGTCACTTCTGAGCGCAGTAGGTCCTGCGCATGCTAGCGGATTACCCCCCGTGTCGTTGACCTCCGTACGGGACCCACCCGCGGCATCCTACACGGCGCGTCGCGCCGTGGCGACGGGTCTGCGCTCGCCTGCGGCTCGCTACGACCACGCGCTATTGCGGGCTTCGCCCCGCCCCACCGGGGAGACCCCGGACCCCCATGGGGGCCTTGCCCCCAGACCCCCGCATGGGTCTATGGCGCTAAAGCGCCCCCTAACCCTGCCCTAAGCCCTAGCCTTCGCCGCTGCCCGCGGCGGCGGCAACCCCTCCCTGCCCTAACCCGGGGCGGCGCTACCCGCGCCTTCCCGGACCCTCTAGGCTAACGCAGTACCGGTAGGCTAAATGGTGCAACAAGGGACTAAAGGGAAACTCTGTTCGATTTATTTCTTCGAGTTCTTCTTGGAGGAGCGAGGCTTCTTTGGGAGCGTAGCCGCCACGTACGAGGCGTACGCTCGGCACAAGGTGACCCGCTGCTCCTTCGGAGTGTCGTAGTTGTCGAAGATCTCGGCAAGATCCGGGACGTCGTCGTCGACGACCAACGCGGGGCTGCGGGGTCGCTTGGCCGGCTGCTTCGCAGCCGGGCGCTGGAGAGTGGACAGCCGCTCCGCCGCGTCCTTTTCGGCCTCGGTCGGAACGAAGGGCTCTTCAGAGACAGAGCTGGGCTCCTCCTCGTCCAGGATGGGATCCGGGGACTCGGGTTGATGATCCGGAACGAACTCCTCCATGTGCAAATTTTCTTCGAGTTGATTGTGAGGAGCGTTCATGGTGCCCAGGGTTGTGTCGAGGTCCGTAATAGCAGCGCGGTGTTCAGACATCTACGGGACGTTAGAAACAGTCTAACCTGGGGCACATCACTACCCAGTCAAAACAGTAGCATGCCGGTCGGCACTAGTCGTTACCGCCTACGAAAATTCAAAATATTTATTTTGCGCGCAAATTTGAATTTGGCGGCCCTCCGGGGGCCCTGCCGGGGGCGGCCTCGCCGGCCAGGCGGCTTGCAGCCAGCCTACGGCTGAGTGTAATATCGAAATCGACTGTTATACTCTAAGGTGGGTTGTTGATACGTCTCCACACTATAACCGGGATGTTGCGAAACAGTACAGACAACACCGAAATTGTTGTTAATACAACTTAAGTATGTACGATCATTAACCCCTGGGTTGAATTTTACGATAACGTTGAGCGGAACAAAAAAATCAAATCCAACGGATGTCCCGGAAGCAACAATCTCATCGGGCAAGAGTGGATCTGCGATTACAAAAGCACCTGCAGGAACATCGATAAACTCCGTTCGCAGGACCTCAAATCTATCACCGCGATAAGGATTACGCAGAGGATAGACAGCGCCCTGCCCATTCGGAGAAATAAAGACGTCAGTGGCACCGAAAGATTGAGAGGAATTCCCGTAATCTGGATACTTATCCAGAACAAGGGCGATCATAACACGGCGCCCCATGGGCGCCCTTGTAACATGAGCAGCAGGTGCCATTTCCACTTGCCCGCGAATCTGCCAAGACACAACCTTGCAAAAAGATCCATTACGATGGCTGGGACCGGAACCAGTCTCCGGAGCAAAAGGAGTATCCGCGTTAGCGAAGACACTGATAACAGCCGAGTTATTCAGTACTTCCTGAATAGTAACATCGGCCAGAAAAGTATCGTAGTATTTTAGCTCCGGCGAAAAAATCGTGCCAACAGCGGGGAACGGGCCGTTAAACGGCAACAACACATCGTCATGATCATCGGTATTGCGATGCAAACGCTTAACAGCAACGTCACCGCTAACGCGGCGCCGAAAGGCAGCATCTCTCTTCATCAACACCTTATCTCCAAAATATTTTTGCCGGGAAGCCCCGTATTTTTGTATTTTTTAATAAAAGATTCACCCTTGGAAACGAATGCGGGCATTGTACCCAATAGCACAATCCGCATTCGTCGAGAACGCGACAACGTGGAGACTGTTATCAGCGACGTTGGCCACGTCGGCAGTCGTGCCGGCGTTCATGTTGACCGGCAAGCCGCCCTTAAACGGAATATACCAGTCAAACTCACGACGAACCCCGTTGCAAGCAAGCGTCGCGCTCGCCGGGGCAACGCCAATCGGGGTGACGTCGAAAACATGGCTCTTGAGGATACGAAAACGCGAGCCAAAGAGAAGATTCTTGGTCGGGCACACAGTGCCCTCAGTCGAGTTCAGAAGATTCTTAAACACGTCCTCCGAATTCAGCTGCGCACCATTCGTCTGAGTGTCCAACACCACAGCGACAAACACCTTAATGTTGGACACGGGAACCTGGCCAACAGACTCCCCCGTACGAATGTACCCCTTGAGAATCAACGAATCGATGACAATGCGCTTGCCATCGCGGCTCTGCTCCGTGTCGCCCTGAGCGGGACACGAAAGACAACCCGTGCACCCGGTGCTCGGGTCGTACTCGCCGCCGGTCAGAGCAGCAACAGATGACACAACAGCGTCAGCCTTGGCGGTATCCAGAAACTTCTTCTCCAGACCGATGAAACCCATGGTCGCAGCGTTCGCAACCATCCGCGCAGCAGTAAGCTTGTTGCTGCGAAGGGACTTGACTTGGTTCTTCAATTTTTGCTTGCGCTTGGACGATGCCTTCCCGGCATGGGACTTCACAGACGACTTGCTCCGCTTCGACATCGCTCAGCGCAAAAGTTCCGCTCAGAAAAAGCGACACTTTACTCGAGAAAAATTTCACTCACTCCGAAAAAATTTTGAAACTCCGTTCCCTCCACCCAAATCCACTCGCCCGTCAGGCACAGGCCCGAGCTGTAGAATTTTACCAAACTCCAACAACCTACGGCGTAGCGGCGAGTCATCCCAGTCAACCTTGACCGAAACCGGGTCATACCAATCTCTCGGGTGATAATTGCTCGTAAATACAACCCACTTGGCCACGAAGTTGACATGAGACCCCTTACTCCCCAACGAAAGTGGGGAGCTATCGAGAATGCGAAGCAACTCTCTAAATGGATACTGGCCTTGGAATTCATCCATGATGACATACTCCTCGCCGTCGTAATCATCCCACCACTGAAGAGGCGCCTTCCAATAAGCGCCCGGGAAGAACTCACGCGCGAGCCGCGTCTTCCCACAGCCACTAGGACCGATAATACACAGAAACTGGGTGATCCAATCGCGCTTGGGGGCCTTCACGCGCTTGTACGTAGAAAACGCTTTGTGGTACCGCGTCATAGACGCAAAATGGTCATCCCAGAGCACAACGTCGCTCGCGCCATTGTCGATGGCGCGCTTCACGTGAACAAGGTCGCTGCGCTTCCCTTGTTCCTTCTGCTCCCCGTGGAACCAGGGACCGTCGATACGAGTATCGACCTTGGTGCAATATGAAACAGCCTGCGCCTGACTACCCCGGCGAACATCGAGCGCGGCGCGCTCGAAACCGGGGACCGCATGAACTTGCGCCATACTCTTCTTCCCAGAGCATTCCAGGTACCCCTGATAATGCATAACGTTATTCTCGTGACCGATCTCAAGCTGCCAGACGCAGA